CAGGGTCAGATGTAGTGACAGCTGCACCTTGGCCCTTATAGTATTCAGGCTCTTTTCTAGGTTCGTTACCAGTGCCCCTATTTTTTGCCCATTCCTGAATCTCGGGGTTATTTTTAAAACCTAAAGGATGTTCTAGCACAAAATCCATAGCACGTCGGGTATGCATCAGAAGGCTGTTGGGACCCTCCAGCTCCATAGGAGGTCTAACCTTTTCGTGGTTAAAACGAATCATCATAGTCTCAATCATGAGACGCTTTTCTGGAGTTTCTACACCAAACTTGTTAGAAATTGCACATGCAAGAGCGTAGATGTCGAGGGCTCTAGAGCCTTCATCGATACCTTCTTCAAGCATTTTGGCAATGTCAATTCTGTCGCCACTGCCTACATAGTTAAGGTCACCAAGCCAGTCCCACTCAGCCCCTCCATAGGAAGTCCCGCTGTTTGACTTTCTAGAGCTTTTTCTTATAATTGAAAGCAGTTTTTCTGGAGCTTCAGCGAGTTCAATCGACCAAGGCTCTTTGCCCTCTACCCATTCATAATTTACTCCAGTGCCATGTCTGGATGGAGCAAGCATGACGTAGCCGTTGTGCTTTATGTCAATGCCGGGTAAATCCAAAGACTTTAAATTACCGAGTAGTTTTTCGTCAGCAGAGCACTTATAGAAAATGTGTCTACCGCGATTTTTTGAACCGTTCCATGCGTATACGCCAGTGTATTGCTCCACCGTATCTGGCAAGTCATAGTCTAGAAGCTCTAAAAATTTATCGTAAGATTCCACTCCACCCGAACGCGGGTCAATGTCAATTACCAAAAAACCCGAGGATTTGCAGACAACACCTATGTTGTTTTCAGGGGATGAAGTCCACCACCCGTTTATTGTCACCGAATCTGAAGTTGCCCTAGTGTTCCAGTCACCAATGACAGGGTGTTTGCCAACGTCCTTTGGCTCGGTGTGCGTACCGCCACAGGTGCATCTGCCAGAGTCAGTGAGGCCGTAACAAGGAAGAATTTTCCAGTCTCTAGACCCGTACCAAGATGAAGCTTTTTTCAGCTTTTCTTCGTGAGAAGAACTCATCTTTAAGTATTCCTGTCTATCTAGAATTTGAATTTACGAAATGTTAGCACTCTAGGAGCTCAAATCAAGGTAAAACTCGAAAAACTGCCAAATAGGGTTTTTTATTTTTTAGTAAAATAATAAAAGCGTAGAGACATTCCGTAATTAGTCTTCCATTACCGTAAAGAATATTCTACCTCATGAATCCAGAATCATTACTCACTATAGCTGCAATTGTCACCGCTGTCGGAGTTCTTGTGGCCGCAATTATGTCAATATACAAAGTGGCTAGAAGAATTGGAGACGCCATTGGCGTTGACGCATCTGGCAGAAGCATAGCCGACCGCCTCGACAGAGTAGAGCACCAGCTCTGGGAAAACGGCGGAACCTCGCTAGCAGACCGTGTAAATAGAATTGAAATCCACGCCGAGAGCACGGCCTCTAAGCTGGAACTAATAGAGAACCTACTTCTGTCTGGGTTAATTAATAGTGAACCTAAAAAACCAATTAGAAAAACTAGAGCAAAAACCCCAAGCTCACTCCAATAATTATTAAATGCTGTAGTAGCATAATGACAAAATGATGATGCAGGGAGAGACATTTGACGCTTTCAGAAAAACTAAAAGCATCCGCAGAGCTCAGTAACATTAGGCTCTGCAAGGTGGGAAAGCTTTTAACTGGAAAAGCACTATCTAGTGAAGAAAAATCCTACATCTCAGAAATCCTCGACATGCCACTGCTCTCCCCCGGTAGAGTGAGTAACCAAGAGCTGTCTAGAGTCCTACGTTCCGAAGGTTGGGATGTATCGGCAAGCGCTTTTGACAGGCACGTAAGAAATGCTTGCGGGTGTTTTAATTTATCAATAGGGAAGAAGATTTTTTAATAATGTCATTGTCAGATAAATTGCAAAAACTAGTTTCACCCGGAGCCTCGGGCTCAGACATAAAGTCTTTAAATATCCCAGAAGACTGGCGTCCAAGAATGGATGTTGACTCATCGAAGGGCGGTTTTGTTATATCAAAGCCCAGACCTTCTTCAGAGATACCAGACGCTAGTGAAGTCTTACAAGAGTTCGGTCTAGACCCCAATGAGTGGACAGTCACCTCGATGCGTCGCGGTAAGTGGCAGAGATACGACGGAGAATTTCTAGAATCAGTAAGAGTAAACCTGACACCAAATAACGGATGGGCAAACAGAGAAAATGCTTTAGACGCGGAGAAACTAATTAATGAAATCAAGAAATGGCGTCCAGAAAAAGGTATAAAAGTTTCTAGCGGAGCAGGGGCCTATTCTCTTTTCCCGAGTGACCAGCAGATTGGTAAAAAATCTGGCAACGGTGGCACAGAGCAGTCTGTAGAGAGAATTTTGTATCTAACTAATTCTTCCGTAGAGCGACACAAACTTTATAAAAAAATGGGACTAAACCTCGGCACCATAGTGATGGGACTACCGGGTGACCACGTCGAAGGCACAGTAAGTCAGAACGGCAGACTTCAAGGTCAAGCTGCTTCAGACTTAGGAATAACAGAGCAAGTTCGTGTCGCACGACGCCTACTGATGACTCAAATTAAGGCCCACGCTCCGCTAGCCGAGAAAATGGTTATCGCAGTGGTAAACGGAAACCATGACGAATCCACTAGACAAGTTGCTGCTGACCCAGCCGACGGTTGGAACACAGAAATCGCGTCTTCCGTGCAGGACGCCTGCGCTGAGAATCCAGCGTTACAGCACATCGAGTTCAGATTTCCGTCCTCAGGGAATCAAACCCTAACCATAGATATAGATGGAACTATGCTGGGACTATTTCACGGACATCAGGTGTCTGGAAATGATGCAACCAAGTACATAGCCAACCAGTCGGCAGGCCAAACTCCTCTAGGGATGGCAGACATCTGGGTGTCAGGGCATTTCCACAATTTTAGGACAGCCGACATTGGACACAGGCTCTGGCTTCAAGCCCCAACAACTGACCCAGGCTCAGACTGGTTCAGAGATAAGGCTGGAATGAGGTCTAAGCCTGGACTTCTGACAGCAGTAATAGGCGGAGATTTTGACCCGCGAGAATTTATAAGCGTATTGTCGGTAAAGTAATTGACTAGCAGTAAGACTTACATCGTTGCTTGGGACGAAGCCATAGACAATTGCTTAGACATAAGTAGGCAGTTAGTGGAAGCAGATGTTCCTCATAAGTTTTACAACGTCTCAAAATTAGAAAACCAAACATCACACTGGCACACAGCCGAAGACGTCAGATACTACGGACATTTTTTTAATGCTATAAAAGACTTCTTATCTACTAGCCACGATGTCTTTATCTTCAATGCTGGAGACATGGGCTACGAGAATTACGCTGAATACACTAAGCGTATAGAGCAGATGTTCGAGGACAACTATAACTTAGCGTTATTCGCACCAGACTGCACTAATGATGTTTTTGTCGGCAACCCATCAACTATTGCTAAATCAGACAAGTATCCAGAACTCTATCTATCCACTAACACCAACGGTATTTACGTGGCAATGTCTAGGGACATGGCTGGTTACTTATCACTCTTTCAAGACTGGTCAATTGAGACAGGCGAGATAGACTTCACAAAAATGCGCTCAGGGTGGGGTCTAGATATGGCTTATTGTTCTCTGGCTATCTTTCTAAATAAAATAATTTACAGAGATAGTTCAGTAACTATGTATCACCCAACTAGCCAGTCTTACACTCAGCAGCAAGGTTTAGACGAGTTCTACGCGACACTAAATGCTTTCAATAAGTTTGTTATGGAAGTTCTAATGATTAGACCAGAGCGCATAAAATTTATAATGGATAAGACTCTAGAAAAAGTTAGACAACAACACTCTACAAAGTTGTCCAAAGAAATTATGTACACAAATCCGAAAGCGGTAGAAAATGCCTAGAGTTTATACTGGCGGTTCGTTCGATTTGCCGCATTACGGTCATTACAGATTATTGGAAAGAGCGTCGCATTTCGGCTCTGTGACCGTGGCCCTAAACCTAAGTGAGTTCTCTAAGCAATACAAAGGCAAAACTTTGATTATGTCTTACGAAGAACGTAGAGAAGTTTTATTGAACTGTAAGTGGGTAGACGAAGTAATCCCAAACTTCGGAGGCGCTGATTCTAAGCCCGCAATCGAACTAGTAAAGCCAGATTTTATTGTCGTTGGCTCCGACTGGGCAACTAAGGACTATCACGCCCAGATGGGGTTTACCCAAGAGTGGCTAGACGAGAGGGGCATAATTTTGGCATACATCCCATACACTAATGGTGTAAGTAGCACCGAACTACGTAAACGTATTTTGGAGAGCAATCAGAAGTGAAAATAGCGGTCTACACAATTGCTAAAAACGAAGAGCAGTTTGTCGAAAGGTGGGCTAAGTCCTGCGAAGAAGCAGATTACAGATTTATATTGGACACTGGTTCTACAGATAAGACTGTGGAACTGGCGAGGAGCGCAGGCGTTGAGGTTGCTGTGGCTAGTATTAGTCCTTGGCGTTTCGATGACGCTAGGAATGTTAGCCTTGCTCTTCTTCCTGACGATATAGATATTTGTATTGCCTTGGACATGGATGAAGTCCTCGTCGATGGATGGCGTCAAGAAATTGAGAAAATAAAGCCAGAAACTACTAGACCTAGATATCAATATACTTGGTCGTGGTCTGAGAACGGTTCGCCGGGTCTTCAATATGGTGGAGACAAAATCCACCGACGTCATGGATATCGATGGAAGCACCCAGTTCACGAAGTTATTACTACTGACCGTATTATCGAGGTTCAAGAGTGGATTGGTTTAGAGATTCACCACTTCCCAGATAACTCCAAGTCACGAGGCCAATACTTACCGCTACTTAAGCTGTCCACTGTGGAAGACCCTGAGGACGACAGAAATGCCTTTTATTACGCTAGGGAGCTTTACTTTAAAGGCAGATACGCAGAAGCATCAGAAGAATTTATTAGGCATTTGTCACTTAAAAAAGCCATCTGGGCACCAGAGCGAGCAGCCTCAATGAGATACTTAGCAAAGATACAACCACAAAAGCGCGAAGAGTGGTTAATTAAAGCCCACATGGAGTCTCCAAACAGAAGAGAGAGCTTAGTAGAGCTAGCTCAGCATTTATACGAAACAGAGTCCTGGGCGTCTTGCCTACACTTTGCCGAGAAAGCCTTGGCTATAGAAGAGAAGCCACTGGACTACCTTTGCGAAGAGTTCGCTTGGGGATACTTACCTTGGGACTTAGCTGCAATATCTAGTTACTATCTAAAAGACTATGCTTCAGCAAAGTTTTACGGAGAAAAAGCTTTGGAACTAAGTCCAGATAACCAAAGACTTATTAAGAATCTAGAGTTCTATTCTGAGGAAGTCTCTTAGAAGCTCTTCTAGCTCTCTTATCTTCCCTCTGAGAGTGGTAAGCATTTATAGCGTTAGCGCTAGTGCGACTTCTCCATTCGAATTCGCAGTCTAGACATTTAACCATTCGGGCTGTAGTCCACCTACCGCCACCAGGCAAGTCAATTATGTATGTTGTTAATCTGCTAGTGCGTGCAGAGCAATAAGGACACTGAGGGAACCTATCTCTGCGATATTCGTTACCATCAGCATCGACTGATAAAGTCCTACGAATTTCATTTTCATCTCTACCACCCCAAACTCCCCAAATTTCTTTGGACTCAAGTGCGTATTTAATACAGTCTTCTCTTACAGGACAGGAAAAACATAAGTTTTTTACCTTATGTTTGTCTTCCAACTCGTCAGAAAAAAATAAATCTACTAAATCACTGTTTTCTTTTTTAGAGCAGAGGGCCTCTTCTCTCCACCCTTGGTCCCCGCTATAGCTCATTGATTTCCACCACTGTTAGGGGGACTATTTCGTCAAGAACATCTCCGTAGAATGTTTCTCCGTCTAAGTCACAGATGGTGTAATCTAACTCGCCATCTAGATATCCAGCGTATGTCAAATAAGCTTCGGTATTTTCTATGATTTTATAGGCCTGACCCAGAGAGTCAGTGAATCCGCTTCTTTGAATTGAAGAAGCTAGTGCTCTTTTTACAATTTCATTGTCTAAATCAACATGTTCTTCTGTATAGAACACGGATTTCGGAAAGCCCTTTGGAGCGTAGCCCTCTCCCGACCACTCGCTCCAAAGGGTTTCGCCCGCACGAGAATCAACCATTTAATCTTTTACCTTAATTTCTATAAAAGATTAAGCGGTTATTGTATAACTATATCAGCGTGACACGCCGTCTATTATTTAACTTCTACTTCTGGCCAGTAGTATTCGTAAGAGTCTGGCTCCAAACCAGAGTCCTGCTCCCAACCAAAACGTGAATACCAAAAGTAGTCCTTAACTAGTAAGGCTTTCCTGTGGCCATCTATAACTTTTTCTAACTTAGCTGAGTCCTTAATCCATTCAGGCGTAGATTCCTCTAAGTCTTCAGTCTTAATTTTGCCATTCCTCCATGCCCTCATATAAGTCTGCTGTGCCTTATCGTAGATAGTCGATTTGAAGCCACGATTCTTCCACTCACCTACCATCACATAGATATAGTAAAGAAGGTATCTTTCAGAGCCTCTCCACATCTTTACGGCTGGATGACTTAGCCATCCCTTAGAGTTCCTAGGAGAGCCGTCTGGCTTCTGATTAGTGAGAGCCATAAGAATCTGCCAAGCCTCAAGAGCTTGTTTATTGAGACGTTTATTGTCTAGACAGCTAGCAGTTTCAGTTGGATGTTTAGAAGTTATAAAAGTCTGCACTTATTGTCCTTTTGTCATTATGTATAGATGATACAAAAATTTACATCTGTTGTCAACTATTTGATTCGTGCGTATATTTTTGCCATGTATGGGAGGCCGTCTACTCTGATTCCATCCGACACCATCTGGTCATCTGTCACATGAATCTCGATTTCTGCTTTAGACTCCACTTCTTCTGGTAAGCAATCTAAGAACTTAGAAATTATTCTTTTAGTTTCCTGTAGAGCCTCTTCGTAAGTATTTACTAAGGCACTAGCTTCTAATTTAATTTTCATTATCCAATTCTTTTCTGGAGGTGGTATGGGGAATAGTGAGTGCCATCTAATTGAGGCTTTTTATCGTCTGTAGAGCGGAAGATTACATCTCCAGAACGAATTGCAACAATTACACCCTCTCTACCGTTGTGAGTGATTCCCAGCTCGCCATCGAAAGCGTCAGTCTTAACTCTAACGGCATCAGCCACTTTAATCTGACCGGGCGAGGCGTCGACCCAAGTGTAGTTACTGGGGGCCAGCAAAGAGTGGCCTCGAACCAATTTAGATGCGACGTTGAATGCTTCTAAGGTTTCGTCGTTATTTAGGTTTTTAACATCCCAAGCTTCTACAAGCTTTAGCACTGCCCTGCCAATTTTAATTTTGATTTTCGAAGCTACGAATTGCTCTTCTATCCAGTCTTTATCCATTTTCTCTCCTATTTACATTAATGTATCCATGACAACGAACCACTAATCCTTATCGTATCTGCAAAATTAGAGTAGCTAGATTGCTTGGTCCCCACATTTGCAGAGTAGATTTCGCATTGAGCCAGAGAAAGTATATCCCTATTTCTCTCGGACATCTCTTCGACTGACGGCGCTAATGCCATCCAAGCCTCTCCTATAGCTCCAGACTCTTTCCATTCTGTAACTACAGGGGTTCCAGAATTAATAGCCTGTATGTATCTATAGTTCCAGTAAGTCCCGTCTCTATCGTCTGGAGAGATTATCGAACCTATCGAGCTTGAGATTCTATTATAAATGTGTAAATCTGTATCTGCCTTAGACAGCTTCATTTTGGATTTAGGAAGACGAGTAGAAGATGACATTTTCTGCATCCACTTACTATTTAGGTCATAGCACCATGACTCTCTACCACTGGAATTATTTACTTGATTTATTAAAAATGAGTCTAGGTTTACGCCTACCAAATTATTTTTGGCGTTCATCGGCAGTCTTATGTCGCCATTCAATCTCCAAGGAAGTCTAGGGTAGATGGTGGGGACCCAGCTCTCTTCCTTTAGCAATAAGACCGCAGAGTAAAGCCAGTCTAGATAGTTTTTATCAGAGGTGACGCTCAAATATTCTCTTCTATAAGAGAAAAATGGTTTATTAAAACCTTCAGGATTATTTATCAAACTGTTGATGCTTGACTCTATTTGACTTGGTGTAGGAGAGTCTACGAAAAGGGATAGCTTACCGCTGTCCCAAAGCCTTTTGATAATGCTTAATGCTCCATAAGCCCTGTCCGTGGACAAACTTGTGAGGGGAGCTATGCCGACAATTACTGAATCGAATCTACTTAGTTCGTCGTCAGTTATGTAAATACTTGGAGATTTCCACGCTACTTCGTGGCCCATCTCAGTCAAAACTCTGTGCATCAGGCCAGCAAAACCTAAGTTTTTAGAGTTAGATTTTTCAGAAGCCTGAGACGCGTTCATCCCAGTTAAAAAAATTCTAGCCATGATTACCTTCTAGAGTGGCACCGCCCGCCCAACAAATGGACGGGCGATGACACCTATTTGTTTAGAATGGAGCGTCTACTGGAGCAGCTGGTGCTACTGGAGGCGCTGGTGGTGCTGGAGGTGCTGGAGGCGCTGGTGGCGCTGGAACAGAGGATGCAGGAGCAGCCTGAGCAGCAGGGTTAGAGATTACATAGTACTTCTTAATCTCATTGCGTGGGTCACCCTGCCAAACACGAGTGCCAACGTTTGCACGGAAAACACGAGCAACCAAAGCTGACTCAATCTGAGCATTGCTAGGGCTGTTGTTAGTGAACCACTCACGAGGAAGTCCAAGAGATGCCATCTTGGTAAAGAAAATACCTAGAGCGTTCTTGTTCTCTGGAGAGATTACTAGGTTGTCCCAGACGCGACGCTTAGCGTATGGACCAGCCTGAACCTCGCAAGTAATCTTGAACATGGTCTTGCCAGTTGCGGTTGTTGTTGAAGATGCTTCAATTACCTTGAAGTCATAGTCGCCATTTGGGAGAGGCTCGTAATTTCCGCCAGCTACATCACCAGCGTCTTTTACTAGGTCTCCCCAGTTGATTGAACCCATCAGGTTCCTTTCCTTTAGTTAGTTGTAGCCGACGTTGTCGACTTCTTTTTTGTTTCGGCTTTTGAACCGAAAATCATGTCGAGCATACGCTCGACTCCCAAGTCCTGTTGCTCGACAATAGAACCGAGACGTCCCTGAACGCGCTCTCCAGCCTCAATCTCATCAGTGCGTTCTACGTACATACGACGAGCCTTGTATGGCAACTGGGTAGGGTCAGGGTTTGGAATGGTCTCCATAGAGATGTATCCAAGAACATCATAGAAGTACGGTGCCTGAACAGCCAACTGACCCTGTAGATAAGGGTGCATACGGTTGTCTTGACCACGCTTAGCCATAGCGGTGAGGACTACAGCTTCGAGAGCCTGAGTTGGGTGCATCGTTAGGTCACGAAGGTCACGAAGTAGTGCACCCATGTGGCGAAGTAGTTCGCCCCACTGTTGCATCTTCATCTGTTCGGTTCCTGCAATGTTGTCCATGCACTTAACCTGCAACTCAGAGATTGAGTCAATGATTAAGGACTTGAACTGGTGCTTACCTGACTGAAGCCACTGGAACGCTTTTAGGACTACATCGTAATCACGAACCTGAACAACTACAGTGTCCCAAGTGCCATCAGCCACTGGTGGCTCCTCGCGCATTGGGTCCCAATACCTTACGTTGATAGGGAGGAAACGGTGTCCACCCTCAACGTCTAGCATTAGGCGAGGATATGGTGCAGTGACGGCAAAAGTCGACTTACCGACCTTTGACTCGCCATAGACCATGAGAGTTAGTGAACGCTGTACATCTGACATGCTTACTCACTGCCTTTCTTTTCGTCTTCGGTTTTGTATCTCGCGTACGGGTCGGCGACTTCGTACATCTCACTGATTGCTGCTTCGGCGGCGCTTCCGTCGTCAATTAGCGGGCAAACAGTGTAGAACTGGCACTTCCATTTACAGTCTTTAGAAGGGCTAGGGTATGCGAGGAAGTTTGGGTCCCCGCCTTCGTCTAGACCTTTCTTGACCGCTAGTAGGTCAGAAATTGTTCCGTGAATTCTCTGCCAGAAAGAGCGCATAGTGAATACATTGTGTCGAACTTCAATCTGGTCATAGAACGGTGGTTTGGCATTGGCAGTTCGCTTTACCTTTTTTAGCATGGTAAAGATTCCACCTTCAGAGCGCTCCTCAGGGTTTTTATTCTGAGCGTGCTCTAGCAACATGTAAGTGAGAATCTGCTCATTCATTTGCGCTTGATTGGCAAAATCAGAGAATGAACCGCCAACGGTTTTAAAGTCGCGGAACATACGAACGCCGTCACTCTTGCGACGAACGCGCATGTCAAGCTTTCCCTGAAGTTCAACTTTTCCGTCAAACAGAGGCATAGAGATAATTTCTTCAGTTGAAATCATTTCTAGGCTGGCGTCGATTCCCTCATCGTCTACCCAATCGAGGTAGCCCTCAAGCATGATTCGACCTAAGTCTGCTTCTGCCTCAAGATTATAGGTATCCCTAAACTCAGCCTGTAGTGTCTCTATGTCTTTCTGAACTAAAGACGCATGGGCCTCAAGTAAGGGAGTGCCATTGGAGTAGTACTGGTCTAGAGCCTCGTGAATACGAGAGCCGAGGGCAAGTGCGCCCGTGTACTCTTTCTTTTTAGGCAGTAGCCTTCTGTAGTAGTTAAGCCACCACTTACGTCGGCAGTCTTTGAATACTTGAATTTCTGAATTAGAAATTTTATATGGTTGTTGTATTACGTCACTCATAGTTATAAGTTACCGCCCTTATCGTCTTTTAGCAACTGCATAAGTCTTGCTTTGTCTTTAACAATTTCATCAAAGCTTTCGGCTTTACCTTCTAGAACCTGAATAACTCTTTCCTCAATGGTCCCTTCAGTGACATAGTCGGTGACAATGATTGAGTCGTGAATCTCTGAGCCAATACGGTGGACTCGGTCTAGAGCCTGCTTGTAGTCAACAAGGGACCAAGGTCTCTGCAACATAATCAGCCTTCTAGCAGCAGTCAAGGTAACTCCAACACCACCAGCCTTGTCAGTGAACAGCACCCACTTCGTAACACCGCTCTGGAAGTCATCAATCGCCTTCTGACGCTCTTCTTCGTTCTGAGCACCAGTTATCATCCCGTGAGGTATTTTGGCCTCTGTGAGGCGATTACTGAGCAAATAGAGCAGTTGTCTAGATGTTGCACAGACTGCCACTGAATCATCTCCAAAGTCGCCGTTTTTAATGTCATCCATTAATGCGTCAACCTTACAAGAGGGCTCTGTCAATAATGCTTTTTGCTCGCCAGTAGTCTCGTCCACGACCATTTCGGCGTATGAACTAGCGAACTGATAGAGACGAGTAGTCTGGGTAAGCACGCTCGGAGCTAGAACTGTCTCTCCATCATCTAGCTCAGCCATCATAAGGTTACGCATCTGTTCGTAAGCCTTCTTCTGCTTAGTAGACATCTCAACATCTTTGCGGTCGAAAACTACTTCTGGAAGCCACGGAAGCACTCTGGCTTTTAGCATTCTACGAAGACGCGGATTGACAACGGCATCAAATTCGTCCCTCATGTGGGGCTTAATACCGATAACCATCATCTCGCCAAACGCGTTAATCATGACATCAATCATTCTGTCAATCCAACGTGTCTTGCTCGGGAATTCTTTAGGGCTTAGCCAGTGAAGAATAGGCCACAAATCTAAAACATTATTCGCAATTGGAGTTCCAGTAAGTGCGTATCTGTATTCTGCATCTCCAGTAGCAGCCCAGAGAGCACGGGTCTGCTTAGACTTAGGGTCCTTCGAGCGGTGAATCTCATCTGCAATGACTGACCTAAAGTCGATACCGTTTAGCTCACGCTTATGGACTTCACACTTATTCTCGCTGGTCCTGTCGTCGTGACCACCGCAAGCCTTACATCTAGCTAAGGCAATAGAGCCGTAGCTGGCTAGCCTAGAGTGAGCCCTTAAGGACTCCCAGTTAATGATGTAAACGTCAGCTTCGTTCTCGAACTGCTTTCTCCGCTGGGTAGCCGAGCCAGAGATAATCTGAGGCTTGACTCCGGGATACCACTTCTTAAACTCTCTAGCCCAGTTCTTCTTAAGAGTGTTCGGGCAGACGATTAGGGCAGGAAATGATTGACCTCCCAGCTCGTTAATGTGTTGCAAACTTCTAATAGCCTGAGCAGTCTTACCTAAGCCGGGCTCATCAGCTAGAAGAGCTTGCTTAGCAGAGACTAGGAATTTGACTCCAGCACGCTGATGCGGAAATAAGTCTTCGTAACCCTCGCCATCAGGTAGAGATTCCATCTCTCTAAGCTCGTTAGCTATGTCAATTCTAGAGACACGCTCGTTCTTAGCCCAATCGGAAAGTCTTTCACCTAAAACTAAGTCTGTCTTAAAAGTAGACCTTAGAGCCAAGCAAGCACCCCAAGAGACGGGAACAGTCCAAGAGCTTAGCTCTTTACTAAAGGTAGAGCCGGGGATACTCTTACATAGCTCTTTAAAACGCCAATCAGCTTCTATAACGATGGCTGAGCCAGATTCATCGAGTTCTACACCTACAGGCATTGGATTATCTCTCTTGTCATTACATACATTCTAGCACATACTAGCAGAATTTTTCTAAAAAGTTAAAAGTTTTTTGCTAGTATCTTTTACTTTTCTAAGAGCTTAGCAGGCTTCCAACCAGTCTTTACAAGATACAGCACGGCGTGTCTTATTGCATCTAAAGCGTGGCCTTCACCACCAACGTGCCAGTATCCCAGTGTCTTAAGTTTTTTATTGTCAAACATAGCTTTAGCGTCAGCAGGAGACTGCATGCTTATTTTTTCAGGGTCTGCTTCCCAATCGAGCACTATAAGCTTCAGCATTCCGATTTGCTCTAGAGAAAATGGGGCCTGAGAGTTCCTCACGGTCTGGGCATTAATAATGAATCGCTCGCAGACTACTTCTGGTAACTTATCTCCCTTTGCCTTGGCGTAGCTGAAACCATTTCTAACCACATTACGGAATTCCTTGTAGTCACACTCTTCTGACCAAATTAGCTTCGGGTCTTCGCCTTCATCAATTGTAAATAGACAAACTCCAGTGACTTTTCCAGGGTCGACAGAAAGAATAAACCTAGTCATACTTCTGACCCCAGTTCTCGAACGGGCCATCTACACCAGCAGTTAGTGGCACATCCCATCCTTCTCTAGTAGTCATGCATTCTCTAACGGTTTCCATAACTTCTTTTACCTCGCTTCTAGGAGCTTGGAGAACAATTTCATCGTGTACGGGGACAATCATGTAGTCAGTTAAATCAGCATTATCTAATTTAATCAAGTTAGCTTTAAAAGCCTCTGCTGCACTAGCTTGAATTAAGTAGTTAGTTAGTGAATAGACTCTGTCATCATCACAAGGCAGTCTTCGTCCAGCCCTAGTTTTAACATAGCCGATGCCTTCTTCACGGAGCCTTCTCATTCCAGCGTCCTCAATCTGCTGAGCCATCATCCTCACACCCGGATAGCTAGAGTCAAAGGCTTCTACAACTGTCTTCATCTGAGCATCAGAAACACCAGCAGTAAGTGCCATAGTAGCTACTCCAGCACCGTAAAGCTTTCCATAAACTACGCCTTTAATGAGTTTTCTTCTTGGGTCAAATTTCTCGGCGCTAGGGTCCTGATAAACCTGACGCATTATCTCGGTGAATACGTCTCCACCAGTTCGGTCTGCTTCGTTAAATAGGTCTATAAGTTGCTTGTCTTGACTGAAATTAGCAGTGAGTCTGAACTCCACTTGGTCTAGGTCCGAAGAAATAATAACGTGGTCGTCATCTTTGGGGATAAATGCACGGCGCACGGTGGCATCGCCAGAAGGAAGAGTCTGCAAGGCTGGCTCTGTAATAGACATACGACCAGTTCTAGCAGCCAAAGTTTTAATCTGAGGGTGGACTATTCCGTCTATGTTGCCCTCTAAGAAATTCTTAAAGTAAGTATTTGCAAGCTTGTCGGACTTGCGTTGCTGAAGAACTAGCTCTGCCAATTGCTTGACTTCTGGATTTCCATCTCTAAGAAGCATCTTTATCTGGTCTTTAGAGGCAGACTTTTGGCCTGATGGAGTAGTCTCGGTAATCTCTCCACCGATACCTTCAAAAATTTGGACTAGCTGTATGTTGCTGGTTATAGATTTTCCATAGGTCTTTAGTCCCCAGTCTCTAACCTGCTCTCCATAAGAAAGAAGCTCGTCATACTTTTTCTTAGAGTAATCTAGGTCAATCCTAGCTCCGTTAATTTCCATACGAGTAGCAATTTTGCGAGTAGCCATCTCTAATTCATAGGGAATGCTGTAAGGCTTGTTCGGCCCACAGTCTTTCCAGAACCTATCAAATAGACGCATAGTTAAAACAGTGTCCAAAGCACCATAAGCCCAGTAAGGTTCAAAGCTTGTAGGGACTGTGCCCCACGTCCAGCCGTTTTTATGTAGCTCTTCGTCCAAGTGCTTTTGGAGTGCAGCCGCTTTAGAGTCTACGTATTTAGAAGTTAATTGCTTTAGGGCAGCAGAATTTAGAGGGTCAATAATCTGCGACATTATCATTGTGTCGTGGGTCCTGTGCCAAGGGATTCCCCACCTTGACTGAATCTCAAACCACTTAGCCTCAAAAGCTACATTGTGACAAACTATTGGACCCTCGAACTTACGCATTCCTTCGTAAAATACGCCAGCCCACTCGTCCCAAGGTATCGACCAGCCCTGTTCGCCGTCTCCCACCTGAACCAACCTGAGTCTGCCGTGCCATGGGGAAAACGCATCTTTATTGGGATTACCGGGGAGTTCACCAGTTTCGGTGTCAATCGCCAAGGCGCTGTGGGGCCTGCGTTCTCCAAGCCAAGAAATAAATTTCTCTGCCTTTTCTACGCTGTCAATATAGTGAAGCTCTACCCCAGCCAGTCCATCAGTCATTTGCGTCCTTTATTTAGTAATCTTCTTCGTCGTCCTCTTCTAGGAATTCTAGACTAATTCTTGGACCATCTTCGTCACCACTAGGTTCAAAATTGTCCCAGTCTTCATTGGGAGTGTAGTATCCGTCGGGAGTTATGAAGTTAGACATAATCATACCAGTTATAGTCAAAGCTTCGTTATTAGTGAACCCAGACTGCTTTAATTCTAGAAAAACTTCGTGAATTTGGATAGCGACCGAGGATAAATAAGAAATGTCACCGTCTAATGGAATTTTAGTGAGGTCATTTTCTAGTGGCTCTTCAGACAATTAAGCCTCCTAGCTCATTAAGGAATTATCTCTATTTTATAGATGGATTCGATTCCCGAGTCTTTCTCGGAACACACCTCTAGTAGCCTTTGAGCCACGTTTGTTAAGTACCTAGCACCACCTGAATCGTACTTATAAAGTGCTTCTAAAACAGCCTTAGGCTCTTCGCTAACCTGAGCCCAGTGGCGGTATTTTTCTGGGAAAACTAGTCCGACGCTTCTGTCTGGATTACATTCCTCGCAAGAGATGGCGTCCTTGTGCAGAGAAGAGACGTCGGCTTCTTGGAGCTCATATCTTTTAACTAAATGGCACCCAGCGCCATGGTAAATAATTGAAACGCCAATTCTAGATAGAACATAGGAGTTGCTGTCAGTCTTATATAGCTCGAACTCAATCCACCTGTTAGAGCCTCTTCTCCAAGAAGAAGACTTACCTAACATGGTGCCTTCGAACTGCAGCTTTCTAGAGCCGTCTTTAACTTCGTACATTTATCTCTCCATAAGTCATATTAATCTTAGCTGCTTTCTAAAGCGGTAATTCGTGACTCTAGACTTGAAATCTTTGAAGTAAGCTCGTCTATTTTAGATGCCTGAGACTTAACAACTAAGTGCAGAGAGGCAAAAATAGAATTAAAATGCACACCGTCTGGTATTTTAGAGCCATCTTCTAAAGTTTGATAAATGACAAAATTAGACATACCCAATTCATCAAGTTCCTCGGAAATATATCCAGTATGGGAGTAAGCATTTTCGCCATTATCTCTCACGTCGCTTAGATATTTAAACTTATAAATTGGCATAGAGAGCACGTCATATTCAGGGGTTTCTAATATCTGTAACTGCTCTTTATATCTTTTAGAAGAAGTACCTTTTGTAAATTTATTGTTGCTGTCTACGTGAACTGGAGTGGCAGCCGCTGTATCCATCGCAACAAATAAGTCTCCAACAATGTTAATGTTCCCCGTCGCCCTAAACCCAGGGCCCTCCAGCTGAGAGCCGTTAGAAGAGAAACTAAGACTGCCTACAGTTATAGAAGTGAATGACGGGTTTGATGGGAGACTTATTCTGGCTTGGTCAAATACTCCAGAAGTTATCTTTCCAGCATCTAAGTCAGGGATTCTGGCTGAATCAAAAGTTCCAGTAGTTATTATGCTGGCGCTTAGGTTTGGAATCAGGGCTGTAGAAAACTGAGTGGACGTATTTATTTTGCTAGTTGGCAATAAGGGGATTCTGTCCACGTTAAAAGTACTGGAGACTATCTTTGAAGCGTCTAAGTTGGGGATTCTGTCTGTCGCGAACTGACCTGAAGCAATTTTTGTGGCTTCTATGTCAGAGCCTAACTTTGAGTTAGTAACTGCTGCGTTGGCAATTTTTGCAGTTTCTACCGCTAAATCAACTA